CGACCTGATTCTGTGCGGGCAGCAGGCGGCTGTACAAAACGCCGTTCACACCCGCCGGGTTCCACAGCGCGTTCAGGTTCATGGCAAAATAGCCGTACAGCGCCTGCCCGCCGCTGGTGGCTGTGCCGTAAAGCAGCCCCAGCGCCCAGCCCAGCGCCGCGGTGCAGAGCATGTTGCCGCCCAAAAACAGCGCGGGCCGTAGCCATTGCCGCTGCTTTACGGCGTACTCAAGCAAAAGCGCCAGTGTGACAGCGTAGGTCATGGGCAGAAAATACGGGTGGATACCGACGGCCAGAATGTTGATGACAAACAATCCGCGCGACGCAAACCGCCTCTGTCGGCGGCAGACAAAATAACAGTACAGCGCCGCCAGCACAAGCCACTGCGCGCCGAGCGAGGTGTGCCGGAACGCGCGCTCCAGTAAAATCGGGCTGGCCGCAAACACAAGCGAGCCCGCCAAAGGGGCGGCAAGCCCCTCAGCAAACAGCCCGCACAGCAGCGCCGCAAAGCCGCCCTGCAAAGCAAAGCAGACAAGGGTAAACCAGCCGAAATACTGGAACGTCCCGCCCAGCGCTGCCGCCAGCGGGCGGCACAGCACAGCCAGCAGGGGGATAGAATCGGTGTACGCAACGCTGACGCCCTGCGGCGCGTTGACGGCCTGCGTCACGCCGAGCGGCCAGCCCAGCGCACTGCTTCGGTAGAACAGCCAGCCCGCGTAATGCTGCTGGATGTCCTTTTCAATGTAGCCGCCGCGGCAGAAGGCGTCGTTGGCTACGTCCAGTGGTGCAAGGCCGTACACAAGCAAAAATACGGCAGCGCCGAGCAGCGCCCCCAGCCAGAACAGCCGGGCGCTGCGGGTAGATTTATGGTTCAGCATACCATGCCTCACAGGGTCCAATAGAAAAAGCCGAAACAACCGGTAAAGCTGTTTCGGCTCGGGTAAATGCCGCTGACCGGGATCGAACCGGTACGGTATCGCTACCGAGGGATTTTAAGTCCCTTGCGTCTGCCAGTTCCGCCACAGCGGCATAATATATGTATTGTAGCGCAAGAAGGCGGAAATGTCAATCTTCCCGCCGCGTCTTTTTGCCGTCTTTTTGCGGAACGGGTGCAAAAAGCGGATCCCCCGCCCGACGGCACAAAAAATTCACCTTCTGCCGCTTGTGCTTTTGCTTCGAATTTGTTATACTAATATGGTATGTTTGGATAGGTGCGCCCATTTGAGCGTTTATATAAGGAGAAATTCACTTGGAAAAACTGACCTACACCCACAACGCCGCCGCCGCCAAGGCGCTGGCGGCGTTCTATGAGACACCGCCGCTGGCGTATGTACGCAGCTACGGCTGTCCGTGTAGTCGAGTATAGATGATTTGAATAAACCCACGACGCGCAAGGTTTTATGCCTTGCGCGTCTTTTCTTTTGTCTCGGACACAAAACGGAAAAATAGGTAAAAAAATTGACAGGTGGAAACATTTTCTCTTGACTTTCCAGCTGTCAAAAGTTATAATAATAATATAAAATATTGACAGTTGGAAACTTCAACTGACGGACAGGAGATAGAGAAAATGGATGCGGTACTGGAACTGAAACATTACAGCACGGAGCGGCTGTTGGACCTGTGGGAGATGACGACTACGAACAGCGACCACAACATCCCGGCGGTACGCGGCTGGCTCATGGATGAAATCGAAAGACGCTTTCCAGAAGCATTCGAGAAGTGGCTGGATGGCGATGCAGAGGACGGCGCTCTTAGAAAATTCATTAAAAACGAGGAGGCTTGAACCATGACATACGAAGAATTCACAGCGCTTGCAAAGCGCGAGATCAGCACGACAGAGTATCACGAGGTCGTGGAGCCCGTTTATACCTACCACCCGGCGATTCCGAACAAAGAGACAGCCGCCAAATTGTACGACTTGTGCGGGTTGCAGGTGTTCCGTGATATGAAGCCTACGGCGAAGCGCATGGAGCAGCTTGAAGATGAAGAACGCAAAATCAACTGCGCAATCAACGAAATGCGCAGTCGGCTTGATGAAATCGGAGATGAAGTACGGAAGATGACGACGGCGACACCAATCGCCACCGAGAGCAAAAAGGTCTGAACAAAGCGGCAGAAAGGAGCTTTGAAATGAGAAAGTACATTTGCATTACCTACCACATGGCGAAGTTGGACGGCGAAACCGCAGAGACGTGCATCGACCTCCCGATGGACGAGAAAATCGCAGACGACATTCTGCGGGCCCAGCGGGACAGCCGGTACGTCAAGGATGCAGCGTGGCCGATTGCCAGCATCCTGCAAAACCTCGCGAAGTTGCAGGGGTACGACAGCAGCGCGTTTTGCATGCCCGATGCGACCATTGAGAGTTGCGAGGTGACGGACGACAGAATGTACATCAAGGTCGTGAATCCCCGCATACAGGCGGAAGTCGTACCCGGCGACATCGTGCAGTCGGGTATGCTGATTTCCAACAGCGAGGTCGGCCTTGGTGGCGTGGTGGTCCAGCCGCTTATTTACCGCCTTGTCTGCACGAACGGCATGGTCGTGAACGCAGCGGGCGAGAAGCGGCGACACATCGGTCGCATTCAGAATTTCTCCGAGAACCGCGAGTTGTTCCGCGACGAGACGCTGAAAGCTGATGACCGGGCGTTTATGATGAAACTGCGTGACATCGTGAGCGCGACGGTGGATCAGACCCAGTTCGATAAGGTACTGGACATCATGCGACAGGCAAAGCAGGTTCCCATCACGGGTACGGACGTACCGAAAGTGGTGGAACTGACGGGCAAGCACATCGGGTTTGGCGAGAAAGAGGGCGCGGGAATCCTCAGCCACTTGATTGCTGGCGGCGATTTGTCGCTGTACGGCCTGAGCAATGCGGTTACGCGGTTCAGCCAGGACGTAAAAAGCTATGATCGCGCGACGGAACTGGAAGCGGCAGGGTACGACGTGCTGACACTCAGCCCGGCAATTTGGAAGTCCATCAATGAGCAGGCGGCTGTGACCGTCTGAGGAGGTTTTACCATGAGTGAAGTGTATTTTGAGGTAAGGGTCACGGACAAAGGCGGCATGGAAATCCACAGCTGCGGTACGCTGGAGGAAATCTACGACATCGTCGCCGGGGCGGTCATCGGCAGCACACAGGCCGTGCAAAAGCAGCTGGGCAGTGGCGATGAATTCAGCGCCGCCGGTGTGAATATGTTCATGTCGAAAGTGATGCACTATGCGCAGCGCGACATGACGAACACCAGATGCTCCATCGTTTTGCCGATGGGCTTCAAGAAAGGCGGAGACGGGCATGGTCGATACTAAGGGAATGGCGTTCGGTTGCATTTGCGTGTGCGCTGTACGGTACGCCTGCGGCCGTCAGACCTATATGCCGAGCATCGTCAAGCGCTTTGTCCACGACAATTTGAAAGAAATCGAGACATCGAGTCTGAAAGTGATGTCGAAAGACCTTGCAGAAATGCCAGGTTACGGCGACCGAAAAATCGACGAACCCGGCTGGCTTCGGCTGGCGGGCGAAATCAGAGAGGAACTGATGCGGCGTGAGAAAGCCGAAAAATCTGCGGTTTGACAATGAGCGCGGAACGAGTGTCCCGTATGAAAAGGCGAACCCGGAACTGATACGGCAGCTAAAAGAAATCGGCCAGGCCGTTGGGCAAAATGGGAAATTACCCTGCTGCCGCTTGCGGTGTATGACGGTTTCTGCAAAACGAAGAGTGTGATGGACCAGCACAGCAGGATACTGGTGTCGGTTTCCGGCGGATCCGACAGCGATGACATGGTCGATGTCGTGGAGCATTTGAAGCCCGGGAGCGGCTGTGAGGTGGACTATGTGTGGTTCAATACTGGGATAGAGATGGATGCGACCAAGGCACACATCCGCTATCTGAAAGGCCGGTATGGAATCGAGATACACGAGGAATCCGGCAAGAAGAAAGTGGCAGCCGCGGTCCGATCCGTCGGCTATCCGTTTTACAGCAAGCAGTTCTCGGAATACATAGAGCGACTACAAAAGCACAATTTCAAGTGGGAAGATAAGCCATTCGATGTCCTCTACGCGGAGTATCCGCAATGCAAAGCGGCACTTAGGTGGTGGTGCAATAACTGGAAAGCCGAGCCGCACAGGCCGTTGCAGACGGAGATTGCGTCGGCGGCCTACTTGAAAGAGTTTATGGTGCGGAATCCGCCCACGTTCAGCATATCGAAAAAATGCTGTGACTTGGCGAAGAAAAGCGCCGGAGACTTGGCAAGGAAAAAGTACGCGGCGGGTATCCAGTTTATAGGGGTCAGAAAGGCCGAAGGGGGGGCTCGCTCCACAAATTACAAGAGCTGCATGTCAGACGGACGGCACGGATTGCAGTATTTTCCACTGTTTTGGTGGAAAAGTGAGGACAAAGCGCTGTTCGAGAAATGCTACGGAATCTGCCACAGTGAAGCCTATACGCTGTACGGGTGCAGGCGGACAGGATGTGCTGGCTGCCCGTTTGCCGGGCGTTTCGAGGACGAATTGCTCATGCTGAACCAGTTCGAGCCGAAGCTGGGCAACGCGGTATCGCACATCTTCGAGCCGTCGTATGAGTACACACGGGCATACAGAGAGTTTAAGAGGGAGGTTACAAGACTTGGATGCTGTTGAATATTTGAAAATCTTGGCGCGTATGCACTATAAGCAGGAGGATTGCTCGCATTGTGTTCTGCCGAACGGGTGCGATATTACGAAAGACGAGAAAGAAATCAAAAAGCGAGTCGAAATCATCGAAAAGTGGGGAAAAGAAAACCCTATTGTGACCCGCCAGATGAAATTTTTAGAGATGTTTCCGCGAGCGGAAGTAACAGATGGGGCGCTGACTTTTTGCCCGAACACGTTCGATGCTGGTTACAGGGAAGAAAAAAGTTGCAGGAATATCACATGCGGCGAATGCCGCGAAGAATATTGGTCTGAGGAGGTAGATTGATGAATTTGGCTATTCTATGCGCTGCGCTGATTCAGACGGCGGCCTGTGTGTTGTGCATGGCGCTGGGCTATCAGATAGGATTCCGCGAGGGTGAGCAAATCGAGCAAGAAAAGCACACCGAGGATGACGGCCCTATCGAAATGGAACATCGTCACGGGGAGTAGGAGGGAGCGAGATGACTGCACCATGTTATGGCTGTGCGTACAGACAGGCAGGGTGTCACAGCGTATGCGAACGGTACATCAGATGGAAGAAAGAACTCGAAGCCGAAAAGGCGTACAGCAAGCAATTTGCGCCGATAGATGCAATGAACTTGACGCATGAGCAGGAAAAGAAGAACCGCCAAAAGCGGTACAAGGGAGGAAATCAGTAGGGAATATGTCGGATGAAATGGTGTTGGCTATGTGTGTGGGTGGCTTTTTGGGCTTTGGGCTGGGGATGATGCTGTTTGCCTTGGTGATGCGCCCGGCGGATGAAGCGGGAAGGAAAAGCGATGCTGAGAGGATCCGCCGCCTAGAGGGAGAACACAGAAAGTCTTGCAGCATTTTCGGCTCGAAAGTATCGACCATCTTGCGGAAGTCGAGAGAGCGCTTCTGATTCAAGCTGTTTGTGAGGTAGAAGTAGGTGGCTTTTTCCAAGAAATCGCTACTGGCCGGGGCAAGGCCAAGACGAGAATTTACCTCGGCGCGGCGCTCGGCAATGTTGTCCAGCATGGCTTTGAGTTCGTTCCGCTTCAGAACGTAGTCTTTTTCCGGCATGGATTCCTCGCTGTACAAATACAGCTGCTCGATGCGTTCCAGCGCGCGCTCATATTTCTTTTGGTCGCGGTCCAGCAATTCCAGTTCGGACGCGCTTTGCGCGGCAATCTCCGGGCTGGGTTGCAGCATGACATCCTCGCCGCTGCCGTAGAGAATCGTGTTATAGGTGTCGAGCAAACCCTGCTGCTCGATGCCCGCGACGTTGTCAAAGAATTTCCCACGGAGCAGCATCCGTTCCAAATCTCGCGGCTTTTGGCTGTCGGTGAGCGCCCGCTGGGCCCGCACAAGGTTTGCAATGTAGTTGAACACGAAAGGCCCGAGGTATACGTCGCTGTAAACGCCGTTTGTGCATCCTGACTTGCTCGTGTGCGAGGTGCAGTAGTAGCGCGACGGCCGGTATCCGTCAGACCGCGCCCGGTCAAGCCCGCCGCCCATCGTGTGGCCGCACTGGCCGCACCGCAGCAGCTTGGAGAAGATGTGCGTGTACTTTACGTTTGAGCGCAGCTGCGCGACGGAACGGGTGGAATTTTCGTCGAGAATTTTGTTCACACGGTCCCATTGCTCCTTGTCGATGATACCGGGGTGGTTGTCCTCGTGGATGATCTGCTCCTCCACGGGCTTGATGCGCCCGGTCTGCGTTTTGTAGTTGTACCGATAGGTTCCCTTGTAGAACGGGTTTCGCAGGATTCCTTTTACGGTTGTACCCGTCCACTCGCCGCCGCGCGCCGACTTGATGTTCTCGCGGTTCAGCTTGTCGGACAGCTTCATGGTGCTGTGGATTTTCTCGTACTGGTCGTAGATATAGCGCACCACAACGGCGGTATCCTCGTCGATGACGGGGTATTTGCCCTTGGCATCCCATTTGTAGCCTAACGGGATAGGAGCGCCATTCCAAAGGCCCTTGTTGGCGCGAGAGTACATGATGGACGTGACGCGCTCGGCGGTCAGCTTGCGCTCGAGTTCGGCGAATACGAGGATGATGCGCAACATGGCTTCGCCGATGGCGCTGGACGTGTCGAATTGCTCGTTCTTGGAGACGAACGTGCAGTTGAATTTCTTCAACTCCTCATACATGGCAGCAAAGTCAAGAAGATTGCGGCTGATGCGGTCAATTTTCCAAACGCAGAGGTGAGAAAATTCCTTGGCGCGGATCCGGCGCATCATGTCTTGGTACGCCGGGCGGTCCGTATTTTTGCCGGAGTAGCCAGCGTCCTCGAAAATGGCGTAGTCATCAATGCCGAGAGCGTATTTCGCGTAGTTTATCAGTTCGTTGCGCTGGAATGGTAGAGAATCCTTGTCGATTTGGTAGTGGGTAGAAACTCGGATATAGAGAGCGGCTTTTTTCGTCTGGTTCTTTTGCATGATGAAGCCCTCCCCTTAGTCCGAATACGGCAGGTAAATTATACGGCGCCGGATTCGTTGTCTTGGTTAAGGGCTTCCAGCAGGGCGCGGTCGTGCGGAGTCATATATTTCCGCAGCAGCGCCCACAGGACGGCACGGTCATCGTCGCTCACCTTGGAGAATGCGTTCAGCAGAATGATTTCCTCGGGGTCGCCGGATTTCTTCGGCGGGGCCAGCACGGGGTCGATGCCTACGAGGTAGTCGGCAGAAACTCCGAGAGCCTTGGCAATCTGCTGAATGCTGTACACGGTGGGCTGCCTGTCGCCAGCAAGGTAGCGGGAAATCGCACCGGAGGACAGGCCCGTTAGAGAAGCCAGCTGTACGGCGTTCATTCCGCGCTCATCCATAGCGTGCGCCAGAATTTGGTCGAAGTGAAAATTTTCTTCAATGTTGTTTATCATGGACAAAGCCTCCTTTATATGTAATAGAATACCTAAAATTTTGCGATATGTAAATAAATATTGCCAAACGTCAATATTTCCATTGACATTTGACAGTTGGCAAGTTATAATAAACTTAACCTAAAAAACAAGGTGGTGAGACGATGAACGAGACGCTATTCCGTATCCATTTGGTTGCAAAGGGGCTGAAAATCAGCGACATTGAGCGTGATTTAGATATACCGCGGGCATCTATCAACAAGTGGCTGAAAAACGAGACAGGAATCCAGTTGAACAAGGCAGTCCAGATTGCAAACTACACGGGTATGGACATGGCACAGTTCAACGCTATTTTTTGCGACCAAAAGTTGACAGATGGAAACTTTGCTGGCGATTCTTTCCACTACGAACTTATTTTACCGAGAAATGGGGGTGAATTAAATGGGAGCAGCTGCAACTAAAGCGGTAGGTAATGTGTACTACGAGGCGAGGAAAAAGGCCGCAATGTACAACGACAGGCTATCCAGCAGAGAGGGGGCAGCGGAAGCCCTTGGAATTTCGCCCTCGACCCTCGCGGATTATGAACTGGGACTGACAAAATTTGTGCCGGTTGAGAACGTCATCCGCATGGCTGATGTCTACAATGCCCCTCAGCTGAAACCGCATTACTGCAAGAATGTCTGCCCTATAGGCTGCGAGATGCCCGTCGCCACAGAGGAAACAAGGTGTACCACGACGATTACAGCGCCATCCTCAAATGGGTGGTCGAAAAAGTAAGCAAGGAAGACCCCGCTGCAATTCAGAAAAAGCAGGTTGGCGGTTATAAATTCAGCATCCCGTAGGTGGAATTTTGAAAATTAGCGTGGATGACAAGGCTGACCGCGACGCATTGGCGGCCATCCTTGCGCGGAACGGGTACATCGTAAAGATGACCCGGTACAAGAAAACGGCAAAGTCGAACGCCTACTACTGGTGGGTTGAGTACAAGGAGGCTTCCAAGGATGAATCCCTTGACGCGAATTAGCTTTGAGGTCCCCGGCGAGCCGGTTGCCAAGGAGCGCCCGAGGACGAACATGGCGACAGGGGTAGTGTACACGCCCGCCAAGACGAAGAACTACGAGGAAACCGTCAAGTGGTGCTATCAGATGGCAGCCCACGGCGCGAGATTCCCGGACAACGAGCCGCTGTCCATGCTGGTTGTGGCCTATCGGCCCATCCCCAAGAGCGCGAGCGCGAAGAAAAAGAGCCTGATGCGCGCAGGAGCGGAGCGGCCGATAACCAAGCCGGATTGGGATAACGTGGGCAAAATCGTCTCGGACGCGCTGAACGGCATTGCGTACAGGGATGATTCCCAAATCGTGGATGCCCGCGTGGTGAAGCGATATTCGGATAACCCGATGGTGAAAGTATCGGTTTGGCTGACAAACGATACCGATACCAGCAGATGGGTCAGTGGCTAAATTTGGAATGAATTCAACTTTTTCACCGCGAAAAGTTGGGTTCATTTCGTGGAATAGGCCCTTTTTCGTTAAATACAAAACCGAAATAAAG